CCGGCCTGTGCTATCACGAAGAGAGCCCGTATAAACACAACCGCTATCCGTTCACGCCGATCTGGTGCTACCGCCGCGACCGAGACAACCTGCCCTATGGCGTGATCCGAGGCATGCGCGACGTGCAGAAGGACATCAACAAACGCGCCAGCAAAGCCCTGTACATCATGTCCACCAACAAGATCGTTATGGAGAAAGGCGCGGTTGAGGACATTGAAGAGCTGCGCGAGGAAGCCGCCCGGCCGGATGCCATCATTGAGTACAAGAAAGGCCACCAAATGGAGCTGAACGCCGAGCGGGGGCTGGAAGAGACGCACCTGCGCATGATGGAGCGGGACATTGCGTTTTCTCAGACCGCCAGCGGCGTGACCGATGAGCTGCAGGGCAAGACCACCAACGCCCAGTCCGGCATTGCGGTTCAGCGCCGACAAGAGCAGGGCATGATGAGCACGGCCAAGATCTTCGACAACCTGCGCCTGTCATTCCAGGTGGATGGCGAAAAGGTGTTGTCGCTCATCGAGCAGTTCTACGACGAGCAGAAGGTGTTCCGGATCACCAACGAGCGCGGTACCCCGGAGTTCGTCAACATCAACGATGGGCTACCGGAGAACGACATTCAGCGCACCAAGGCCGACTTCATTGTGTTTGAGAGCGAGTGGCGCGCCAGTGTGCGTCAGGCTCAGGCCGAGAAGTTGGCCGACATGATGCAAAACATGCCTCCGGAAGTGGCCATTGTGTTGCTGGACCTGGTGGTTGAGGCCATGGACATTCCGAATGCCGAAGAGATCGTGAAGCGGATTCGCCAGATCAACGGCCAGCGCGACCCGGATGCCACGGAAATGACCGAGGAAGAGCAGGCCGCCATGCAGGAGCAGGCCGAGCAGAAGCAGATGAACAAGCAGATGGTTCAGGCCGAGCTGCGTACCAAGATGGCCGAAGCCGGCAAGACCGAGGCGGAAATGCAGGAGACCATGGCCAAGGTGGACGAAGTCATGGCCAGTCGTGTTGGTAAAGGGCTTAACGCCCAGAAGGATGCTATCGAAGCGGCTAAGGAGGCATTGGCGTACCCGCAAGTGTCCCGGGTTGCCGATAAGCTGATGCGTGAATTCGGGTTTGTGTCTCAGACCGAGAAGGAGGCCGCACAGCAGGCTCAGGCCGCCGAACAGGCCCTGGCCGAAGAGCAGCAGATGGAAAAGCAGGCCGCGATGGAACGGCAGGCCCAGATGGAAGAACAGGCTGCCATTGAGCAGGGTCAGCAGATGGACGGCCAGAAACCACGTCAACCGCAAACGCCGGGAATTACCGGTCTTCAGTAATCAAGAGGCAATGCATGAGCAAAGCAGAAAACGGATTTGTTGAACGTCGTCGTCAATTCACCACCAGCGCGGAAGGTGTGGAGATCCCCACCGAGAACACGGTGACCGATTCGGCGATTGAGGACATCATCGAGGACGAGCAGTATCACGTCTTTCCGAGCACCACGATGACAGTGTGCTGCCTGACACTGACCAACGGGTACACCGTACTCGGGGAGTCGGCGTGCGCGGACCCGTACAACTTCAAGCAGGCAACGGGCGAGTTCTACGCCCGCAAAGATGCACTGCGCAAGATTTGGCCGCTGGAAGGCTATTTGATGCGTCAGCGCCTGCATGATGTAAACGCGCTTGCTCAGGACTGAGCGCCCACAAGAAACCGGATAATCAGAGGTACGAGACATGACACTGCCAGCAGGATACAGCCAGGAAGACTGGGATTTGCTCACCGAAGAAGAGCAGGAAGCGCTTGAGGAAGAGGAAGAGACCGAGGGCGACGAAGAGAAAGACGCCGACCTTGACGAGGATGCTGAAGGCGCTGACGACGCGGATAACGCCGAAGAGTCTGGCGAAGGCGATGAGGTCGAGGGCCACAGCGACGACGCAGACGAAGAAGAAGGCGAGGAAGAGGCCGGCGAAGACGGCGACGAAAACAGCGACAACGATGATGACAAGGCTGTCGGCGAGGACGAGGACGCGGATAAGGCGACCACTAAGCCTGACGACTATCAGCCGTTGTTGCGCGCGGATCTGCCGCCGGACATCGAAGAAAAGCTGGAAGGGATTAGCACCAAGCGCGAAGAGCTGGACACCCAGTTCGATGACGGCGAGCTGACCACGAAGGAATACCGCCAGGCCATGTCCGACCTGGACAAGCAAGAGCGCGGCATTGAGCAGCAGCAGTTCAAGGCCCAGATTGCCAATGAGATGCGCGAAGAGCAGGAGCGCTCCGAATGGCTAGGCACGGTACGCAGCTTCCTCGATCAGAACCCGCAGTACGAAGAAAAGCCGCGCCTGTACAACAATCTCGATGACGCAGTGAAAGAGATTGCCGCAGACGAGGCGAACCAGACCCTCAGTGGTGATCAGATTCTAGCCAAGGCGCATGAGAAGGTGTACAGCGAGCTGGGCCTGACGCCTCCGGAAAAAGAGAAGGCCAGAGAAAAAGAAAAGGCTGACGGCAAAGCTAGACGCAAAGCCTCAAGCAAGCGCAAGGCGCCGCCGACGCTGGGCGATGTCCCAGCCTCAGATACCACGGACCCAACCAATACGGGCAAGTTCTCGCGCCTGGACCGACTGATGGACGCCGACCCGGAGAAGTACGAGACGGAGTTGTCCAAGCTGTCGGAAGCGGAGCAAGAGCGCTACCTGGCGCAGTAACCAACGAGCGGCCTTCGGGCCGCTCTTCCTTTGCATACATGGGGCTGTAATGCTGAGCATTGACCTTAAACCCGGTGAAACCGTTGTCATAGGGCAGGATAAGGACATCAAGGTAACTCTCGAGGAAAAGAAGGGCCAGATGGCGCGACTAACCTTCGACGCTGACCGAAGCATACCTATTACGCGGGTACCTAAAGCGACACAGCTCACTCGCATTGCCGCTCGCGATGGCATTGGCAAGCCTAAGAAATAGCCTGAGACTTGCACAACTGCGCTTATCATTCGATAATGCAATCTAGTGAAGTCGCAGGAGTGACGGAACGCAGTAAAATCCGAACCTTTAGAGGGGTAACTCCTGATGGCATCTACCGTAATTCCGTTTGGCGACGCGAAAGCCGCTAAAAAATGGTCTGGCTCCCTGGCCATTGACCAAATCAAGAAATCCTACTTCGAGCGCAAGTTTGTCGGCACCTCCGACAACAGTGTAATCCAGCGCAAGACAGAGCTGGAAACCGACTCCGGCGACCGCATCTCCTTCGACCTGTCCGTACAGCTTCGCGGCGAATACACCGAAGGCGACAAGCGACTGGACAACAAGGCCGAGAACCTGAAGTTCTACACCGATGAAGTGATCATCGATCAGGCGCGTAAAGCCGTGTCAGCTGGCGGCAAGATGACACGCAAGCGCACCGTGCATAATCTGCGCTCTATCGCCCGTTACCGTCTGGGTGATTACTGGTCCCGCTTCATGGATGAGCTGATGTTCATGTACCTGTCTGGCGCTCGCGGCATCAACCGTGACTTCCTGTTTGGTACCGACTTCAGCGGCCATGCGGGTAACGCCTTCCAGGCTCCGGATGCGATTCACCAGATGTACGGCGGCGCTGCTACCAGCAAGGCGTCTCTGACCGCGAACGACAAGATGACCCGCACCGTCATTGAGCGCGCGGAAGTAAAGGCGACCATGCTGCAGGCGCAAGAGCCTGAGGCCGCGAACATGGTTCCTGTAACCATGGATGGCGAAGAGCGCTATGTGGTGGTGATGAGCCCGTTCCAGGCGCACGACCTGCGCAACGAAGCCGGCTCTGAGTGGCTGGACGTGCAGAAGGCAGCAGCATCGGCGGAAGGGCGCAACAACCCGATCTTCAAAGGCTCTCTGGGCATGCTGAAGAACGTGGTTCTGCACAGCCACCGCAACACCATCCGCTTTGATGACTATGGCTCTGGCGCTGATCTGGACGCGTCTCGCGCCCTGTTCATGGGGCGTCAGGCGGCAGTTTGCGCCTACGGCACGCCGACCGGTCGCCGTTGGGAATGGAAGGAAGAAATGAAGGACTTTGGCAACGAGCCCACCGTGGCTTCCGGCTGCATCCTGGGCATCAAGAAGACCCGGTTCAACAACCGCGACTTCGGCGCCATTTCCATCGACACCTACGCGAAGGATCCTAACAACGCCTGATTTGTCGGGGGAGCAATCCCCCGCGCATAAGCGCCGTTAAGGTTCAGCATTGAACAGCAGGAGTAAAGATTATGTCTATCAAACAATCCGCGTGGGCCGCCGGCCGTCGAATTGCTGCCGTATCCGGGTGTTCCGGTGAAGTGGTCGCGCAAAAGTTCAGTTACACCGTAAACGACAACCTGGCTATTGATGACATTGTGGAAATCGGCGTATTGCCGGCTGAGCACGATGTGGTTGACATGATTGCTGTCACCGACGCCATGGGCACCGGCGTGACAGTTGATGCCGGCATCATGTCCGGTGAGTTTGGCGACACGGACCAGACTCGCACCAGCAGCAATCAGTTTTTAGCTGGCGCTGACGTGGCTGCCGCAGGTGTTATCCGCATGAGCAAGGTTGAGGGTTTCC